CGCGAAAGGCAAACCTCATGGCAGGGATCGGAAGAGTTCAGGTCGGCAACTAGCAAGAACGACGCTGCGCGCCGTAGATGGACCAGGACTAGGTTTGCCTCGCAAGTCGTTGATTGGAATGCCGTGGCGAGTGGCACTTGCAATGCAGGAAGCCGGGTGGACGTTGCGGAGCGATGTGATTTGGGAACGCCCAGGGTGTCTGGGCGAACCAACAGCGCATGACAGGCCGCATCGAACCTACGAACATGTCTTTGTCTTCACAAAGAGCACTAAGTACTTTTTTGATAGGAAGTCTCTCCGCGGCGAAGAGGATATCTGGCGAATTGCTGCGAGACCTAACAACCCTTACAGCCATGCTGCACCGTTTCCGGTTGAACTTGTCGACAAGTGTCTTGCGTGTGGCTGTCCAAAGAATGGTGTAGTTCTCGATCCCTTCCTGGGCTCCGGCACGACCGCCATTTCCGCGCTGCGTTCCGGTCGTTCCGTAATAGGCATTGATATGAAGGCATCCTACTGCGAAGAAGCTGAGCAACGCATAGTTCAAGAATATGAACGCCAGTGAAGCTGAGATTGCTGCTGAGGAACGTAGGCTTGATGCGGAACTGGAGGAGAGCAGTCATATCTTCGAGCGGCTCCCAATTAGAACGCAGGTTGCCCACTACCGACGACGGGCGCTCCATAGCATCAAAGAGAACCGGCGTCGCCTACGCGACCCGCAGCTCAACACGATCGACATCATCACCAAGATGTGGCGCGACGGCGTCAGACGGGAACAGGTCAGGCTGCTAAAACTCCGGGCGTGGCGTTCGACCGGCGTTGAGCCAGGGAAAGGCTGATTAGCGCCAACTAGTCGTGCGCTGCTGTCCTAACATGCTAGAACAGTCCTCAGGCATCCCATAGATAGCCGAGGAGCACCATGGCCGACAACACTCCCACGAACGCCAGCCCGATAGACCAGTCACCCCAGGTGCGCGCTCCCGGCGCCTCGTGGGGTGCTATCCCGGTGATGACCAGCGGCATGACGTTCGGCGAGTATGGCCAGAGCGGCCTGCGCCAGTTCTCCGGCTGGGTGCGCGACGAGTTCCTGCCGAACCTCGTGGGCCGCAACGGCATGCGGACCTACCGGGAGATGGCGGACAACAGCGCCGCCATCGGCGCGTTGCTCTGGGCCATCCGGTCCACCATGCGCAAGGTCGAGTGGCGTGTGATCCCCCCGTCTGACTCCCCGGAGAACAGGGAGAAGGAGGACTTCGTCCAGGGGCTCATGGACGACATGAGCCACACCTGGGAGGAACACATCGACGAGACGCTCACGATGATGCAGTTCGGCTTCTCGCCGCACGAGATCGTCTACAAGCGCAGGATGGGGCGCCGGCCTGGGCGTGACCCGCGGCGGCCGGGCAACGACTTGCCGAAGTCCAACTTCGACGACGGGCTCGTAGGATGGCGCCGCCTGCCCATCCGGGCGCAGGAGACGATCCTGAAGTGGTTCTTCGACGAGAACGGCACGGTCAAGGGCATGACGCAGCAGCCGTGGACGGGTCCAATCGTCGACCTGCCCATCGAGAAGATGCTGCTGTTTCGCCCGTCCGCGCACAAGGGCAACCCGGAGGGCCGGAGCATCCTGCGCAACGCGTGGCGCTCCTACCACTTCACGAAGCGGATCGAGGAGCAGGAGGCGATCCTGTTCGAGCGCCTGAACGGCCTGCCGCTCATCCGCGTACCGAACGCGCTCATCGAGCAGGCGAAGGCGGGGGACGCGGCGGCGGTCGCGCAGCTGAACTCGTTCAAGATGATCGCGACGAACCTCCGCATCAACGAGCAGATGGGCCTCGTGATGTCCTCGGCCGTCTACGAGGGCGCGAACGGGCAGCCGTCGTCCACCTACCAGTACGACGTGACGCTGGTGACGCCCGAGGCGCGGCGCACGGGCGCCACGCCCAACGAGGTGCTCGACCGCTACAACCTGCAGATACTGCAGTCGGTGCTCGCGGACTTCATCGCGCTCGGCCACTCCACGAGGGGCACGCAGGCGCTGTCCGTGAACAAGACGGATATGTTCTTCCAGGCCATCGAGGGGTTCCTGAACTCGAATGCTGCCGTCTACAACAGGCACGGCCTGCCGCGGCTCTGGGAGCTGAACGGGTTCGACGACGAGACGCTGCCAGAGGTCAGCCCCGACCTAGCGCAGCGGGTCGACCTAGACGTGCTCTCGAACTTCATACTCCGGCTGTCGCAGGCCGGCATGCCGCTTTTCCCCAACGAGGAGATGCAGAGCTACCTGCTCGACGCGGGCGGGCTGCCTGACATCGTGGACCCGATGGCCATGGAGGCGGCGGGCATGACGGACGAACTCATCGCGCAGCAGACCGCGATCGAGACGGGCGAGATACCGGACCCGAAGGCGGTGCAGTCGCAGCAGCTCATGGGCGGCCCGCCCAAGCCCGGCGGGGGCGGCGGTAACCCCATGAACCCGAAGAACCCGAGCGGCAACTTCGGCAAGATGCTGCGCGGGTCGCTCGCGCGGCGCATGATGAAGATGGCGGGGCCGCGCTACGGCGTCACCTCGAAGCCTTCCCGCCGGCGGCTGGTGAAGGCGAGCGACGAGCGCGACGTCTGGCTCATCCGCCACGGCGAGACGGACGCCAACGCCGGGGACGAGCCGCGCATACGCGGGGTCGAGGACGTGCCGCTCACCGACAAGGGGCAGGGGCAGGCGGTGGCGCTCGGCGCGGAGATAGCCAATAGCGGCGGCGTCGACATGGTAGTGCACAGCGGGCTCTCCCGCGCCAGGGACACCGCCAACGAGGTAGCCATGGCCTCCCACGCGACGCTTTCGCCCAGCCTGGGGCTCCAGCCCTGGAACCTCGGATTTCTCACCGGCATGCCCGTGAAGGATGCCGCGCCCTTTATCACGCAGCACGTGAAGGAGACACCCGAGACGGCGGTGATGGGTGGCGAGTCGTTCAACGACTTCAAGAAGCGCGCCTTCACGGGGCTGCAGGAGGCGCTCGACCTGTCGACCGGGCAGCGGCTGGCGGTCGTGTCCCACCACTGGATCGAACGGCTAGTAAAGGCGTGGCAGGCCGCCGGCAGCGGTACGGACCTCGCCACGGACCCGGACGTGATGCTGGAGGACGGCAACGGGACCGGCACGGCCGAACTCGTCACGCTCGACGCCAACGCGATTAGGCAGGGGTTACGCGGCGGGGTGTCGAAGCGGAAGCTGAACGGCAGCAGCAAGCTCTACCTGGAGGTGCGGGCGTGAACGCGCTCTTCACGTTCACTATGCTGTTCGGGCCGCTATTCGTCACCGAGCTGTTTATATTAGCGATCCGCAGGGCGCACTTGCCGCCACATTTCAGCAGGGCACAGGTGGACGTAACCTGCGCCATCCTTGCGCTGATGATACTATTCGGCTGGCCCATCGCTATAATAGTCCTCATCACCGCCATGGTGACGACCTCCAGGAGGGGCTAGCTATGCCGAAAAAGAACGCGGCGCGCCGGGTCGGCGGTCTCGAAATCCGCGTGGTGCGGGACGAGAAGACGAACAACCTGCTCATCAACCACAACTACGTCATAGGCCACGTGGGGCAGTTCGCCATGGAGTTATTCAGGGCGGAGATGTCGGCGCTGGAGCCGCTCGTCGACTGCAGCGCGTATATGGTTGGCGGCAATCCGGCCAACTTCCAGTCGCTGCAGCGCACGGCCATCGAGCATTGCGTCAAGCGCTCGTGCGACGGGGCGGAGAAGTTGTTCGCGGAGATGACCAAGCGGGGGTGGCTGTTCGAGGCGCCGGGGCTGGACGAGATCATCGAGCCGCCGGTCGGCGCGTTCGGCATACACCCACATGGCTAAGGTCCGCGCTGCCCGCCACTACCAGAGGCGCGACGCGGCGGTGCGCCGGCTCGCGGACGCTGGCAAGCGGGCCGTGCGGCCCAGCCTCAGGGCAGCGATGAAGGCGCTCCCCGGCATGCTGGACATGAAGGCGGCGACCGCCATGATCACGCACGGGCGGCACAAGGAGATCGCCCACAACGCCATCGACTGGCACCACTTCCAGCAGGTCCTGCGGCACACGTACGAGAGGCTGGCGCGGGTCTACGAGGCGGGCGCCAAGCTAGGCGAGCGCAAGATCAACGGCGCGTTCGGCGCGCGGGGGCGGAAGGTGAGGTATCGGAAAAGCTCCGAGGCGCTGACAGAGGAGCAACGCCGAACACAGGGAGGAACCTTTGCGCGAGGAACGATCCAAGGTGGCGCCCCGGAGCCGGTGGGCGGTATAGCAGACCTCATCCAATCCCTCAATAGGCCATCGCTCGAGGTCCTGTTCGACAAGGCGGTGAGCGACAGCTACTCGTTCGACCGGTTCACGCCGGAGGTCCAGGAATGGCTGCGCTACCAGCAGGACGAGCTCATCCAGCAGCTAGAGTCGGACGTGCGCGACGTCATCGAGATGATGATCCAGCGTGGCGTGCGCGAGGGCTGGGACACGGAGCAGATCGCGAGCGAGATCAGGGGCGTCATCAGCCTTACGGAGACGCAGGCGAACGCCGTGCTGAACTACCGCTCCATGCTGGAGAACCTGGACTCGGACGCGCTCCAGCGGCAACTCCGGGAGGCGGAGTTCGACTCGGCCGTACAGAGCGCCATCGAGAACGACATCCCGCTCGACGACGCGGTGATCGACGAGATGGTCTCGGCCTACGAGGACAACTACCTGGACTACCGCGCCAACACGATCGCGGAGACCGAGGCGACGCGCATGGCCAACACGGGCCTGCAGCAGTCCTACGAGCAGGCGATCGACCGTGGGGTGTTCCCGGCGGAGGCGGTGAAGCAGTTCTGGCAGATCGCGCTCGACGAGAAGACGTGCCCCATCTGCGAGTCGATCCCGGACCTCAACCCGGACGGCGTGGCCATGGGCGAGGAGTTCGACAGCGACGACGGGCCGCAGGACGTGCC